CAGGTTTGTACCCTCTGCAAGGTCTGTTGTGCTTTTTGTTGCTAGGCGTGTATCAAAATCTGTGTTAGCTCTAGCTGTTGTGTAATAGAGGTTTGTACCCTCAGTCAGATCTGTAGTAGACTTAGCTGTAAAGGCTGAATCGAAACGTGGCTGAGTGTAGTAGAGGTTAACACCTTCAGTCAAGTCTGTTGTAGTCTTAGCAGATAGTGCTGTATCAAAGCGTGTCTGTGTGTAGTACAGATTAGTGCCTTCAGTCAGGTCTGTCGTAGTCTTAGCAGCTAGTGCTGAGTCAAACCGTCCCTGAGTATAGTAGAGGTTAACACCCTCTGCTAAGTCAGTCGTAGTGTGGTTACTAATGTCTGACACTTGACCTGTGACATTACCTGTCAGGTTAGTGGCTAGGTCTTTGTTCATAACCCACTGGTCTGCTGTAGCATCATACGTAATAGTAGCAGATGCACCATCTACAGTAATACCTGCACCGTTAGCGGCAGCAGCTGTAGCAGCACCAGAAGCTAGGGTAAGGTTAAGATCATCTACAGATACAGTGGTAGAGTTAATCGTTGTTGTTGTACCGTCTACCTGTAAGTTACCTGCAATAACAAGAGTACCTGTGTCATCTCCGTGTGCAGCAGGGTCAATAGTAAAGGTAGCAGGGCCACGTAAGTAGCCACTGGTAGTAATGTTACCCACAAACAAATCGTCGTTGCTATCTAGAGCTACAACTTTCTCTGCGGGTAACGTAATAAAGATGTCCTTGGTACCAGAGGTAAAGCTAACTGCACTACCTGCGTTGCTGCTCTCAAGGATTGTTGTTCGTGTAATTGTACCAGCGCCAGAAGAGTATGTACCTAATCCGACTTCCCACTCGTTAGCATTACGATGTGAGATAGCGTAGTATGTTGTGTCTAAGTCAGAGAGTACCGAACCGAAAGACTGAAACCCGTTTACTGCACCATCTAGTACAATAGGGTTTGTGCCTGTCGTGGTAGTAGTCTCTTTTACTCTATCTCTGAGTAGGAGAGCCATAAGTATACTCCTTATTAGGCGATACGTACAATAGCGTTAGAAGCATCAGCTGTTGGGAACTGAATAGTAAAGTCACCGTTAGTTGATGTCTTAGTACCACCAAAGTCGATTACTGCAATAGCAGCATTACCTTGTGATGCGTTATAGATAATACATCCATCCGCTGAAACAGTAGCTGATAGCCATGTTGTATCTGCAAAGTCTACGATAGCTGTGGAACCATCCAAAGAGATAACAGGGGCTGTTAGGGTGTTACCACCTGCAACATAGTTTGTACCGATAGCTTCGTCTGTGTTAGATGTAACGTCACTATAGTTAATAGTGGTGTCATCATATGTACCAGCTGGTGTGTCTTTAATAAGTGCCAGCTTGATTGTGTCTGTGTCTAAATCGTGAACACCCCCAAGTAGTTCTTGCTTGAAGCTGTTGCACATTGCTGTTGTGATAGGCATAGGGAATGTCCTCGTTTAAGAAAGCACAAAGAGGCCAGCACTAGGCCAGCCTCTAAGTTTAGCTAAATTAAGCTGCGTTGTAGTTCGCAACAACCAGAGCTTCTGGGCGCAGAATCTTTCTGCCGTACATGTGCATACCACGCACGATGTCCGAGAAGGAGTCTGGGTCACGGTATGTTTCAACTTTGTTGATCTGCTCTGCAGAAGCAACAGCTGAGTCGTGACCAGCAACGATAACACCGTAGTCAGTTTGCTGTGCAGTTGTACCAGAAGTACCAGCACCGCCGCCCAAGTATGGCAAGTTGTTTGAAACGTATACACGGAAGCCGTGCAAGTTGTTCAATACCAAGCCATTCATCAAGCCAGAGCCGCCGAAGTCTGCGTTCAATACGCGTGAGTCTTCGTCTTTCAGCATCTCTACGAATACTGGATCGACTACAACCCAACGACCACGAGAGTCAACGTTCTGTACGTCCATCTTACGAGCCATACGTGCAAGTACAGTCAATGGAGAAACAGTTGCGTTTGACAATGCAGTTGCACCTGGCAAACGTGGTGCCAATGGAATTGCATCACCAGCAGTTGCAGTACCTGAAATAGTCAAGTTACCGAATGCTGTTGCGTCCAGCTTGTTAGCTGCCAACAATTCGTCTGTACCAGAAGCTGCGTTAGCAACAGTACCTGAAACAGTTGTGTTAACTGCCCAAGAACCTGCACCACCAGCATAACCTGACAAGTAACCTAGTACTTCTTCGTCCATGGAGTCAGCCATTTTATAAGCTGCACGGTCCGATGCCAAGCGCACGAAGTCGATGTGAGAGAATTTCTCTTCGATGTCGTCCATCTTGAACGCAAAGTAGTTAGCTTTGTCGATGGTCAGTTGGAAGTCATTGTCAGCCAATGATTGTGCTGTGATAGATGTGTTACGCTGCAGAGCGTTGACTGTTACGTCAGGCTCTTTCATAATGCGAACTGTATCACCTTGGTTTGCAATCTCACCGAAATAATCGTTGTTTGTGATTGCGTTAGTTACTGCGGATTTACGCAGTGCGATTTGTGCTTGTTTGGAGTAGATGACTGGGCTAAATGCGCCTGCCATACCACCTGATGCCGCCGAAATCATAATAGTATCCTTTCATATAGATATGGCGTTGATATATAACACTACATACCCACAATATGAAAAGAGGCCAATCGTATAGGGTAGTCAGCTTTGCAATGCAGGATGGCCGTCCTTGATGCGCTGGGCCTATTAAACTGGGTAGTTCTTAATATGTGGCTAGTGCTTAGTGAAAAGCATACACACGTATAGTTGTGTATATGCTATAGTTGTATCTACGAATAGCTTATTGTCAAGCTACTTTTTAGATAAATCGTAGATAAACTTACCTTTGCGCTGGGCTTCAAAGATTTCATCTGCACGCTTCTCGTACTCTTTGATGGACATCTTTGCAACCTGTGATTCACGAAGGTAATTCGATGCGTCATCCGTAGCTGGTGCTGCCTTCTTAGCTTTAACTGATGAGGCTGCATCCTTGTCTTCGGATGAACGTTTCTGTGTCTTGATTCCTTTGTCTACTTTATACAAGTCTAACACACGAGCTACAGACTTAGCGTCATCCTCGTTCTCGTATAAAGCATCCTGTACCCACTTAGGCTGTGAATCTGCCCATGTGTGGAACGCATTGTCTTCACGGATCTGGTTAAAGTCTGGGTGTATACTCATTAGCTCTGCTTCTGCTTTCTCACGCTTAGCAGTAACACGCAGTTCCTCGATCTCTTTCAAGCGACTATCTAAGTCAGATGCACGCTCAGAAGCTTTCTTATCTGCAATAGCTTCTACGATGCCAGCAATGTCAGGATACTTCTTAGCCCATGCTTCTACTTCTTCAGTAGACTTAGGTAGTACAAGCTCATTCTTTGTAGCAGATTCTAGTTGTGATTCTAGCTTCTCTAGCTTAGCTTTATACTCTGCATCCTTCTCTTGCATGTACTTGCGGATGTCAGAGTAACGCTTCTTAAAGCTTTTCTCTTCGGCGCTTAGCTCTGAGTCGTCTTCTTGCGCTGGGGCTTTGGCCTCGTGCTCAACGTCTTCGCTTGGCTCTTCTTGGGTTTCTGGTTCGGAGACAGGCTCTTCTTCCGCAACATCTTCTGCGGCTTCTTGCTGTACACTGTCATCGTCATCTTGAATAACTCCTGCTTGCTTTAGCAGTTCGTTTAGTTCTGCTTCTTCCTTTGCCACACGTGCAGCATTACGCCGATGTGATAGAGAATCTGTTTCAATAGTTTGGGCTTCCGACATTCTTTACTCCTTATGTTGGGGCCAGCCCACAAGGGGCTGGGTAGCCTTATAGTTATATGGTAGTCTTATTAAGTAGTTACTTCTTCTTCTTTTTGTCCATCAAGCCGCCTTTGTTCCTACCGCCGCCGCCGCCTCTGCGAGTACTACCGCTGCTGCTACCGCCGCCACTTCTTGGATCTGACGCATCTGTCGCTGACACGGAGTCATTACGTGTAGCAGTACCGCCAGAGCCAGATCCTGTATTGGAGGTTCTAGCTGTAGAAGGTGCATTAGTCCTGCCCACTTGCGCAGCAGATTGCCCTGATGAAGCCATTTGACTTTGTACAGCACTAACACCTGCTTGTGCCGCAGAGTTACGTGCAGCTGCATCTTCTCGCATCTGTTGAGCAAAGTCTGTGCCACCACCGCTACTACCAGAGGATCGAGAGGTGGAGCCAGCTGGTTCGTTAGTAAAGGTGTTACCTGTACCAAACGCATCTGCCATTGGTGTGGAGCTATCGCCTTGGCCTGCAGTGTTGCCTTTTTCACTCTTCGAAGCACGGTAGCCTTCGTTTACATGTTTATAGCCACCCTCAACAGAACCTGCTTTTGTGTTGTCAGGTTCATTAGTGGCAGGATCAAGAGTTTCTGTAGTAATGGGAACGATAGTCGAACCCTTAACATCACTACCTGTTGCGTCTACAGGTTCATACCCCATAGCCTCTTTTACTGCAGCGTCTACTGCACCCTTTTCTACACCTTCATAATCCTCACCGTCTTTACCAGTAAGTTTACCGTACAAGCGTTCTAGTAAGCTAGGCTTATCTTCTTGTGCTTGAGCTAGCATATCTTCCATCTTAGCACGTTCAGCATCTGTTAGAGTGCCTGACTTAATGCGGCGTTGCATCTCTGCTTCAAGCTGCTTAGCATTTTGTGAAAGACCGAACTTAACAGCCATACCCAGAATAGGGTTGACGATTCCAGCACCAGCTGTAATAAGATTACCTGTCATGCCTTGCTGCTCTTTAAGCATATCTTCCATCTCAGATATTGTCAAGCCTTGATAGTTAATAGGCTCTGGTGCAGGTACAGGGGAGCCGCCGCCTCCACCACCGCCACCTTGAGATTGAACAGCTGTATCTTCTGGCTCAATAGCAACAGCCTCTGTACCTACAGGGTAATACCCTTCAGGGATGTCCATCTGAGGTTCACCATCAATAAAGGTAATCATGATCTTACGACCCATATCGTTTTGATATGCACGCATCTCTACTTGACCCATACCCTCTGCATAAGCAGTAGTATCGAAGCCGCCTGAAAGATCACCGAAGCCGCCTGTATCCTGATATGTAGATGTGTCGCCGCCCTCTGCAAAGGCTGCAGGTTGACCTTCTTCTTCAACAAACTCAAGCTCAGAGATGTCAAACATCATGTCATCTTCTGGTTCTACTGTCTCCATTCCGACAGGCTCACCACCGATACGACCATTATCGTTCATATCTTGGTAAGCATATTTAGCTTCGGCACGTAGATCTTCAAAGAACTTAACACCGTAATAACGCAGTACGTCAGCAGGTACAACATACTCACCTTCACTTAGTTGTGCAGGGATGTCGTCACGTACCTCTTCTGGCAGTGAACCCGCTGGTACAGGATTACCTGACACAGGGTCAACACCTACTGTGTTATCAGGAACTGCCCCTCCTTCATTATACTTACTACCGCTGTACTCGCCACGCTCTTTCTTACGCATACCACGCTCAACTGGATCACCCATAAAGTTTTCTAGAAAGCGATCAAAAGCAGACTCAGTAGTCTCCTCTTCCTCTTTGTCTTCTTTCATCCAGCGTATAAAGTTAGCCCAGTTACTGCTGTTACGCTCTGAAGGGTTAAAGAGGCTTTCCACAAAGCCACCGCCATCGTATCCTGTACGGCTAGACTTAAATACCGCCTCCATCTCTTTATCAACTGCCATTTACTGTCTCCCTGAGTAGTCGTAACTTACGTAACTGGTTTATAGCGCCTTGCGCTCTGTATACTTCAACAGGATCATGTGCTTGTTCCATTACACGATGCTGCAAGAAGATGAGATCATCAATGTGCTTAATGAACTCATCCATAGTCTCTTTATCGTTAACCCATTGCTTGAGGCTCATTACCTGTAAATCCTTGTTCACCTGGAGTTGGAGCAGTGCCTACGCCCATCTGAGAGCCGCCACCACCTGATGTATCAGCTACACCCTGCGGTCCTTGTCCCTCTGGTCCTGCTACACCCTGCTCAGGCGCTGGGCCAGCTTGTGGTGCTTGGAAGCCTTTGAGAATCTCTGCTTGGATAGCTGCATCCTGCATAGAGTTAGTAACCTTGTCAGGGTCAAGATCCATACTCTTAGCAATCTCACGGATAATATAATCCATTTTAGCGAATGGTGCAAGTACTGGATTCTGTGCTACCTGCAAGAACTGCATTAAGCGCTGTGAACGTACTTCGTTAGCCATCAAGCTTTCTGTACCAGAAGCATGTACCTCTAAGTCACCACGAATAGCTTCATCAAAGTCAAACTGCATGTTAAATGCAAAGAATGATTTACCTAGTGGGCGAATCAGATAGTCATCTACGTTCTTAACTACAGTACGAATGCTACCATTAGCAGCAGACATAAGCATAGAAATGCCAGAAGCA